AGCTCACATTAATGGCTTATCGAAAGATATTGCCATGGTTGAGAACTTAGGTAGCAATCCAAAAACAGCTTTAAAAATTTTGATGGATGCTGCAGCCAAAAAGGACTGGGAAAAAGGGATTGAGGAAAACCAGACCAAGAGCAGCCGCAAGCGTGCTCAAGTTATGTTTGATGAGTTCAGTGGTGGTAACTCTCCACAGTCTCAAGTACTAGCAAACTTAGGTCTTGCATATCGCTCTATGAATGTGGCTTCAATGCTAGGCGGCACCACAATTGCATCACTGGCAGACCAAGCCACTATTGCAAAAACGGCACATGTTCACAATTTGTCTTATCGCAAAGCTTTTGGTGGACTAATCGAACAGCTTAACCCGGCCAATAAAGCAGATCGGGAATTTGCGCATAGTTTAGGATTGGCTACTGAAGAAATGTTAGGCTCGATTGCACGCTGGTCGGATGACGGGCTTACATCAACATATGGCAAATCTGAAAAATTAGCTCGTATATCAAGTGGGGTTGCTACCCAAGTAATGCGGGTATCATTCCTCAATGCACTTACATCGGCCTCTAAAGTTGGGTTCACTAAGCTGCTAATGGAGAAATACGGCCGCTTAAGCCGTACTAAAGCTTGGAATGACCTTGATGTACAAGATCGTGAATTACTTTCAAATACGGGATTAGACGAACGAGCTTGGCAGGTTTTTCAATTAGCTGAACCAGTCGTGGACCGCAAAGGTAATCAACTCATGTCAGCGCGTTCTATCTATGAAATTCCTGATGAGAAACTTACAGCCTTTGGTGATCCAAAACAGGTTAAAGATCAAGTTGCATCACAGCTTCAAGCTCATTTACTTGATGAGCAGGGCATGGCAGTAATTGAGGCAGGGCTTAGAGAGCGTACGTGGTTTACTGTAGGGGCTAAGGGCACCATTACAGGAGAAGTGTTTAAGGGCTTAACGCAGTTTAAATCTTTCTCAGCAGCATTCTTAATGCGTCAAGGCAGTCGTATGGTTTCTCAAGAAGGCTTAAAAGGTAAAGCTGCATATGGCGTACCTTTGTTTGTGACTATGACGTTATTAGGTGGACTAGTTGTACAACTTCGAGAGTTGCTAAACGGCAATGATCCACAAACAATTTACGATAGTAATGACCCGAAAAAGGCTGGTAGTTTCTTTATGCGTTCAATTGTTGCTGGTGGTGGGTTGCCAGTCTTAGGCGACATTCTCGTAGCTGGTACTGATACTTCTGGACGTGATGCTAACTCTTTTTTAATTGGCCCTATGGGTAGCGATTTTTCATCTTTACTAAGTTTAACAGTAGGTAACTTAACTCAGTATAACGAGGGCAAGGATACTAATTTCGGCAATGAGGCTTTTCAATTTGTTAAGCGCAAAATACCAGCACAGAACTTATGGTATACAAAAGCAGCAATTAACCGTATGGTATTTGACGAAATGCAAGACGCCATTGCACCTGGTTATCGTGAGAAGGCTTTACGCAAAGCTGAACGACAACAAGATCGTGAGCGTTTCTGGGGTGATGATGTTACCGATATCCGTGCACCTGACTTTGAGAGGGTTGTGAAATAAAAAAAGGACTGCATTTGCAGTCCTTTTTTTTGAATCTTAACGGCCGCCAGCACGACGATCAGCCGCACGGTCTCCACAAGATGAACCGTCTTTAGCAGATTGCCAGCTATGATCACATGAACCAGCAAAAGTCATAGTTGCAGGTAAAGCTAAAATAGCTGCAAGAATTAAAGTTTTCATTAAATGTACCCCTAGTTATTGTTTGCAAATTTGCTCACTAAGTATACATTTTAAGTTATTAATAATCTATGACTACCAAAGTAGGACACCCAACAAACCCCAACCGAACCCCCTGTATATATGAACTATATGCGAGGGCTTTTTTATGCGTGATGATCAAACAAAAGAGTTAGAAGAACTAACTGAAAAAATGACAGATGACCTTATTCAAATTGCTTACGCTGCTAGTGAATGTGGTTTTGAAACCCCTGAAGATCGCGGCAATAAAGTATGGCTCTACAAAGGCCTAAACCAATGCGCTTCAGCAATTACAAAAGTTGAGCAAGTATTGGCATATCGAAGAGGTGCATTACCACCAGCAAGTACAGATGAGGATACTCAAAAGAAACATGAACAGAATTTAATTAGAAAAGCAGAAGCAGAAGCAGAAAAAATTAGACAACGGATGAGCTGATGACTAAGCCAAAAATCAGCTTTCTAGCTTTCTTTTTAATATGGGCGGATATACAGGGTTGGAAGGTTCCAGACTTCCACGCCCTTGTATGTATTTTCCTTGAGAACTTCTATCTCAAAGGTCGTACCGCACTGCTTATGATGCCGCGCGGACATTCAAAATCTACAATTTTGGATGTCTTTAATGCATGGGTTATTTACTGCTGGCCTGAAATGCAAATACTTCACCAAGGTACTACAGATGATGATGCTTACAAGTGTAGTAACGGGACTAAGTTAGTCTTAGAAAAGCATCCTCTATGTGTTGAAAATGCTGAAGTAAAAAGAAAAAAAGGTGAAACAGAGCGTTGGTGGGTAGCTGGTACAAAAGATGTTCGTTACGGGACTATGTTAGCTAAAGGAATCCTTTCAGGTGTAACAGGGCATCGTGCTCACTTCATCCAGAACGATGACGTTGAAACACCAAAAACAACAGGTTCGCCTGAAGCTCGCGAAAAACTCACTTACAGATTATCCGAACAAACACATATTGCCTTTCCTGGTGCTAAAAAGCTCTGGATCGGTACACCGCACTCACATGATTCTCTTTACGACAAAATTAAAAAGCTTCGCAAAGTAGACATATTGGTGCTCAAAATGTTTGAAAATGAAAAGCGTATTGAAAATGTAATAGCAGGAACTAAATACTTTATAGACTTTGAACCAATACATGCGTTTGCAGGGATTGGACAAGGGGCGAAATACCTTAGTAAAGGCCAAGACTACACGTTAAAAAAAGTAAATGATCTGTATGAAGTAACTTTGGCAAACGACCATTATGTTGCAGATTTTTACTCAGAAGGAATTTGGGCAGAGCGTTTTGATGCTGAAGAAATGGCATCACGCCGAGAGGAATGTAAAACCCTTAATGAATGGGATTCTCAATATCAAATGCACGCTAAACCTATTGGTGATGTGCGTTTAGATCCAGATAAGATCATAGCTTACAACTGTGAACCAGTTCTTAAACGAGCCAACAGAACCGCCATGTTTATGATTGGTGAGCGTCAAATTGTCGGTGCAACTTTCCGTTGGGATCCATCTTCAGGAAAGCTCAAGTCGGACATTTCATCAACTGCATTAGTATTCCATGATGATATAGGTAATAAATATTGGCATAGATCGATTGCGCTTAAGGGCGAAGTAATTGAGACCGATGCAGATGGGCGGGTAATAGGCGGGCAAGTTTGGCAGCTTTGCAACATCATCAAAGAATTCCATTTATCTAAAGTCACTATTGAGACAAATGGTATTGGTAACTTCGCACCAGCAGCGCTAAAAGCCGCTTTAAAGACTCGTGGAATACGCTGTGGTGTAACAGAACAGCATTCTACTAAGTCCAAGAATAAACGCATTTTAGATGGCATTGAAGGACCCTTAATTTCTGGTCTTTTATGGGCGCACGTATCTGTGCTTGAAGATGAAAATGGTGAAGATTCAGCACAGGTAAAACAGATGCGTGAATTTAATCCAGCTATTACTGATCAACCAGATGACTATTTAGACTCATTAGCAGGTGCAATCGTAGAAGCTCCTGAAAGAGTTGGGAAATCACTCAACCAAACTGACTATGAAGAAACGCCTAATTGGAGAACAAACGGTGGCGTACATGAAGCCGCCTTAGATTTCGAAAATTAGGGGTAGGCTATGTCAGTGCCAGTTCAAACGCCATCAAAAGAATATATTGCGAATGGAACAACAACTGCTTTTCCATTGGAGTTTAATTGTGATAAAGCAGAGTATTTAATTGTCACCCTTAATGGTGAAGAAGCGCCTATAGGTTCATGGACACTGGCTAATGATACTGTCACCTTTAATGTAGCACCCCTAAATGGTGTGGTCGTTAATTTGGAAAGAAATACGCCATTTCAGCGCACCACTAATTACCAACTTTATGACAACTCATTTCGCCCTTCTGCTGTAAACAAAGACTTTGATTTAATCTGGTGGAAGCTTCAAGAACTTGGTTATCGTGATCAGGTTATTTGGCTCGCTTTAGTTAAAGAGATTGCTGACCGTATTGCAGGTGATGACAATCTACAAAACCAAATAAATACGATTGATGAATGGTTGGCTAATCTTCAGCAGAATGTAAATGAAAATACTAATGATATTGCTCAATTAATAAATGATCTTTCAAAAGAAATTGCTGACCGCATTACAGGCGATCAAATCCTAAAAGATATGTTTATCTCTATGATTGATGAAGCAATCAATGAAGGAACTATCAATGCTTTAGCAATTACTCATCTTGATTCATTGGAAGCCTTAGAAGGTGTTACTAATGTATGGGATGGGCGCACGATTTATATTAAAGATTTGGGCAATTATCGATATGATGCATCAACCACAACTTGGGTAAAAGCCTATCAAGATGCTGATAATGTGAAAGATGGGTCTGAATCACAGATGCAGATTAATGACAAGTCAGTTCGCGTTTTTGAGTCTATTGCTGATTTATTGACTTATACGCCAAGAAAGGATGGGCAAGTCGTTTATGTTAAGGGTTATCACAACCCAACAAATTTTGCTTTAGCTAAACCTTATGTGGGCGGGGGTCATCGTGTATATGTCGCATCACGGGCTGCTGAAAATGATGGTTTCTTATGCATTAATGGTTGGGTATTGCAGATTGAGAAAAATACCGTTACTCCGGAACAGGCTGGGTGCCATGGTGACAATACCCATGATGACTACACACAGCTACAAAAAGTTTTAAAATCAGAGTTAAAAGTTGAGTGCAATCCTTTTGCAAACTATAGAACCAGTAAACCAATTGAATTGTTTTCAAGTCAGAAAATCAAAGGAAATGGTGCAAAAATAACAAAGTACTCAGCAAGCACAACAGGTATTACAGGCCGAACGGATCCAGCAGGTAATCTATATGATTACGATCAAGATTGTGCTGTTGTCTTTGCCGCTTGGTTCGGTTGGTATAGCCACATTGATATTGAAAATTTGACAATTGTAAAAGAAAAAGTGAATGGTGAAGATGTTGGAAAAGTCTTTTTTGCACCATATATCAGCTTGTCTACATTAAAAAGTGTAGTAGTAAAGGGTGGGGAATACGGGTTCTATGGGGAAGACCTTTGGATGTTGCATTGGAACAGATGCGAATCGTATTCAAAATGTGGTTTTTATATTGGCACTGGAACTTCTAATACTTTCGATACATGTTGGTCTAAAGAAACTAAAGCTGGGTACTCAGCATTTAGATTACATAACTTGACATATTCATCATTAATTAATTGTTGTGCAGAAAATGTTGGCGAAGATGGTGCGCCTGCTGACGCTGCATATCATATCACCAGTTCAGACTTAACTATGACAGGTTGCGGTATTGAGGGTATTCATGCTTATAATTTAGTGCGTATTGGGTACTCTTGGGTTACTATTGATAATCCTAGTTTCATATATGGTATTAACAATAAATATCGTCATGAAACATACACAGGTTTAATCGATATAGATAATTCAGATAGTGTTGTAACTTTACGTGGTGGTCGAATTGCCAACATAAACTCAGGTGTGTTTGCCGATGCGGTGCGGGTTAATGGCGGTACATTTAACTACGAAAGTCCACTTTGGGTTGGGGTTGGTTTTCCTGACGACACCTCTGATTTTAAAGTTAGAGTTTCAAATTGGGCAGCCATTTTAGATTTAAGCAGTTTCACTGGTCGTAAATACACATACAATGGCCGTGCTCAAACATGGATTAATAAAACTCCGACGCAGTTCAATGGCGGCATTATGTTGAACGATCTGGGTGCAATGAATTTAAAAGATATCCGAAAGCATGCATATTTTGGTTCACAAGGTTCGGGTGCGAGCGGAAGTATTGCTAATGGTTACCCTGTGGATGGTTTTGGTGGTGTAGTATTAAATTTTGCATCGGGTGATGACGGTATTTACACAAATGCAGTTCAATTAGCTCTACCGATTAACAACAACACTCCCGCATTTCGACGGGCAGGATGGTCTGAAAACTTTTCAAATTGGTACAATTTTTTGACATCAGGGAATACAACCAAAGATGCAAATGGGTTCATCAAAGGTGCGTCTCCAATTGTAAGTTTATTTTCAGACAAAATTGAGCTTAATGATGAGGCAGATCAACAGCCGATCACTTTTGAAAAATCAGGAATCGGCGATTATCTCGTCAAAGGCTCACTAGGTTTTGCGCAAGAAGGTTGGTATATCGAAACCCCGAAAGATGCAAACGGTAATGTCCTAGTCGCTGTGGTTTATGAACAACTGAGCAATAACGATATTTCTGTTAAGACGTACGCGAAAAAGTTTGATGAAGAAACGGGTGATGTTGTCCCGAATTTATCGAAACCACGCGATATCCCTGAAAGCCGATGGATTACTCTTCGTTTGCAAGAGTTGGCCAAGCCTGAGCAAGAAATTGAACCAGTGAATTAATACACAACAAACTATCACAAGCCCTAGCTTTAAATAAGTTAGGGCTTTTTTATTGCCGAAATAATCTGGAGATATAAATGGAACCAGTTTCCACAAGTGGCTTTGCTGCGATTTTAAAGTTTTATGGGGTGGCAATCATGGTGACTTTAGCAGTTGCTTTGGTTGCAGCAGTTGTCTTGATGACCCGCATGCCACGCTCACCACAAGAGTGGGCAGTTGGTTTGATATGTACGGTTGTGTCAAGTCTAGCGGGTGGTTCACTAATTATTATGAAGTTTAGTTCGCCATAGGTGGGCTTTTCTTTGTCTGTGGCTTGCCGGGCTGGGCTTTGATCAGGTGGGTTTTTAATTTTATAGATAAACAGGAAGGCAAGACGATTGTCGAAGTAATTAAAGAAATTAAGAAAGCCAAGAATGATATTACAGGCGGTGAGCCATGACAGTTAAAAACTTCTTCGATGCTGCCCGTGTCATTGCAGGCGGGAAGCTTACACAATCCCAAGTCGATGACCTGAATAAAGTGGTCGATAAACTTGCACCAAGTGGGAAAACGACAAGTGATGTTGGCGTTGACCTAATTTCTGGTTT